AGAAGACCGTGGCTTAAACTTTTAAACTTTTAAACTTTTAGAAAAAGTTTAGCAAAACTAGATAAATCAGTGACAAACTTTTAGAAAATAGAAACTAAATACAAAAATAGTCAAATAAAAGTAAGACAACTAAAAATTTAAATATTTTAATACAGAACAGTATTAAAATACTTAATCTAAATTGTTATGATTATAAAGTGTTTTGTTAACTTTTTTAAAAGTTATTTGTTAACTTTTTTAAAAGTTATTTGTTAACTTTTTTAAAAGTTATTTGTTAACTTTTAAAAGTTATTAAAAGATATTAATATCAAACACAGACATCATCATCGTATCCATTCGATAGCCCTGAATCGACCGTATGTACTCCAAAAAATCCTTGTTTTTATAGATAGCTTTAACATATTGATAAAATAAATAAATATCCCTTTCTTTCTTTGAGAACTGCAACAAAGTTTCATTGTGGCTTATAAACCAATTAATGGTGGTTTGGTAGTTGTATAATAAAAGAGGAGTTAGTACATAATAACAAAATCCGTTGGTTGTCTCGGAATATTTTTTTGTATTTCCCCTTAAAAGGTCATCGTAGGTTAGTTGAAAGCAGGATAAATAGTTACACATTTGAATCATAGAATACACTCTCTCCAAGTTTAAATTGACAATAAAATTATGTTCAAACTCTTTGTAACTGGTATTAGGTTGCATATAATAAGAGAGTAGAGCGACATTTAGTGTCCTCGCCCAAAATTCACACAAAGTTTCAAACAACAGAAAATCGCTTTTCACATGAAAGAGTGGCTCGAACATGGGTTTATAATCAATATCATGGGTACTAAAGTCGAGACAAAAAAGGTGAAAACATTCGTGTATAAATACCTTTAATAATTCCTCCTTTCTAAAAATAACTACCTCTTGATGGTTTACGGTATATCCACTATTAATATTATGCGGAACTACACATTTAACAGGTTTGGATTTTAATGCATCGGTTAATACAAACTTAAAGTGGTACTCTTTTTCCTTTGTAACTGCATTTTTAAAACACAATTTTAAAACGGTCTTGATGTAATAAATAAAACGTCTTATGTTTATCTTATCCTTGGTAAATAATTCAATGTTAAATTGGGATTCTTCGATTTGAATACTTATCGTAAAACACCTATACCTCGTGCGTATAATAGAGGTTCTTATTTCTTTGGATAAAAAAGGACTATCTATATCAGGTTGTTTTTCGATTTCTTTTATTGTATGCTTTACTTGTAAATCTCTACTCTTATCTATTAAAGAATACAATAATTTTATGAAATAGTTATGGGAGATTGGCTTTTCTATTAATTTATAATGATGAAAAACAAATTCAATATTTTTATTACTATTTTCTGTTAGTTTATCTATTTTCATTTAGTTATTCCGTTATTTTTTTTGTGACGATTTTGGCCGAATCGATGCTCCCGGGGTCTTTAGCTTTGATTTTTCTGGCTTGGACTCGACCTGTGTCTCGACCTTTGATTTGGACTTGGACTTGGGCTTGGAGGCTTCAGGCTCTTCCTCGACCTTTGATTTAGACTTCGTCTTCGTCTTGGACTTAGCCTCAGTTTCATAATCTATACCTGCATTCAAATCGACCTCCTCATCTTCTTTCTTATAATCGATTCCTGCATTTAAATCAACTTCCTCAGATTCCTCCTTAGATTCGGCCTTAGATTTAGATTTGGACTCAGACTCTTCCATAATTGCACTTAGAGGTAGAGGTTCTTCCTTTTTCTTAAGAGGAGCATTTAAACTTGTACCTCTTGGAACACTCTTTGTCTTTGTCTCGGCTTTTGTTTTGGACAAGGACTTGGGCAAAGGTTCTTCCTTGGGCAAAGCTTCTTCGTCTAAGTCCTGTGTCTCGACCTCGACCTCCGGTAAAGTATACTTTGCATCAAGACTGTCGGCAGGGTACGTCTCTATGACCTCAAAATTTTCCGAGACAATGACATACTCTTTTATCTCCGATTTAATGGACCACACTCTAAACTCAGAATCATCTATAGGTTCACCATTTTTTGTAAAGATAAACCGAAGACCAAAGAAGGGTTCTGTAACAATTAAAGACAACATTTTCTTTTTATCATCCGTCGCATATTTCTTAATTTTATCTTGTGTCGCTTCTCCGTAGTATTTTTTATCACCAATGGTTTTCTTTATCAAATTAAGAAGGTTTGTTATGATTTTATTATCTTCACTATCCTCCTTCTTTTTTGATGTCAATATCGAAAGTATCTGCTTATAAGACATCTTTGTCAATTCAACCTTTTTCTCAGGCTCTTCATCATTTATTTTGGTCAAGATAAAGTCAAATACATCTTCTCTTATCGATTTCGTTTCCGTGTCCTCTAGCTCTAAAATAAGGCTTGGGTTCTTTTCGTACACGTCAAAGAGACACAAGGACCCCTCGCTAAATGTAGACAAATCGAACATATCGGAATCATCCTCTATTTTTTCATAGACACCAATCTTTTTAACAACCTTATTATTTTTAATTGCATAAACATAACAATACGACAGATTATCCTCTTGAATCACAAGCCCCGGTGCAATTTTCAAAAGATGATTAAATATGGACACTTCATACAGGTCGCTTTTCAAATTCTGGTCATTTGGCTCGAGTTCATCGACATTTGTTTTATAAGTTTTTGAAGTAATCCTTGAATCAACTGCCATTTTATATTAAGAATATAATCTTTTTATGTTATTCAATATTTTAAAATTGTTTCAAGATGTCCTTTATATCCATACATTTAAACTTAATCTTTGGTGTAATCTTCGGATGATTTGTAATGTACTCTATGTTTTGATTGATGACCTCCATCTGTCCGTTAAAAATAAGATAGTCAATGGATTCCTTTATAATAATATAGATAGCATTCAACATTTTGTCGTTGTGTTCTTGTTGCTCCTTTATTTCTATTCCTGCATTAAGCTTCTTTTGCAAAGAAATACATAGATTGGCGATATTATCCACACTGCATATGTTATTTTTCATTAAATTAATAAAAAAGGAAAGCATGGCTTCCATTTTATCAATTTCCTTATTATAATCACAAAACTTGTCATAGTTTGTGGTAGAAGAAATGTACTCTATTTTATTTAGCTCGCTTAAATATCCGTCATAATGAGTCTGAAAGACAAAAAAGAATTCCTTGTTTAAAGGAATCAGGTCGGTGTACAATTTTGAAAAGATTTTCGAATAAAAGACATTGGTACTTGCAATCGTAAAAATGGTATTGGTAATTTTATGGATATCTTCTATGGATTCAATCGATTTGACTAATTCAAACATCTCTACCTTTAATTTATCGTAGTTTTGCTCGCTCATTTTATTCAATAACTTAATAATTTGTGCAATTTCGGTCTGCTTTTTCTGTATCACAGTTTTTTTGATGACTTCTACCACGGGGATATTCAACATCCTTCGAATATCATTTAGCTTGTTAATGGTTTCTTCACTCAAGGTACTCTTCTTCATTTTAAAAGAAAGGTCTATGATTGTGTCGTAAGAGTATGAGGTCATGTATTATTTCTATACATATATTTAAATACATTTAATACGTTTTAATACGTTTTAATACGTTTTAAAGATATTTTTTAAAGATATAGATAATTATAATGGATTTTTATCAACAAGAGCTTGACAAATTATATGAAGTCGGAACAAATCAAAGCATGGAGTTTGATTTTAAATTGCCGATTGAGTACACCTCTCATAACAAGTTAAATCAAATTATACGACAAGATTTAGAAATGGTTACGCCATCCATCTACAAATATATTCTTCCAGAGAAATCCCTTCTTATGGATAAGTGGTCTTCAATTTACACCACCGACACAAGTTTTTTAAAAGATACACAGAAATGGATAAAGAGCGTTCAACCCAATGACTACGACCCCGCTCCTTTTTATAAGGAGTACCAAGATTTTTGCGCCGAGACAAATTTCATTGACAAATATCAATACATGAGCCTTAAATGTTTACAGAAATTAAATAACTCGGCAGGGTTTTTACATTGTCTCGGCATGTATAATCTAGCAGCCCCCTTGCTTTCTCTACTCTCTCCCCTTTTTATTTTAATCATGCCTTTTATTGTTTTAAAGATACGTGGTATCCCTGTTACCATTCAGCTCTACATTTCTCATTTATCCGCTGTCTTAACGAACACAAGCTTATACAAGCTATTTTCAAGCTTTAAAAAAATCTCCTTGCAAGAGAAATCGTCAGCAATTGTCTCTCTCTTTATTTATTTTCTGCAAGTATACACAAACGTAACCTCATGTATTTCTTTTTATCGAAACATTCATAGGGTGTATGATTTCCTTTTAAAATACAAGTCTCATTTGTCTCAGTCACTAAATCTTCTTTCAAGTCTTCAAAGTATAAAGGCATATCCTTCTTATTCGGGGTTTTATTATGTCATGGAAGAGTTTCATAAAAGGACAGAGAAACTTTATGAAAAATTGGATAAAATCATTATTACAGATTCCTTTTTTATTAAATTTGGACAGCTTGGATATTTAATGAATCTTTATTACGATTTCTTTATGAATCCAGAAAACAACAAAACCATTTTGTATACCTTTTATTTAAACCAGTACACGACCGATTTGAACTCTGTTAAAAAACTTATTGAGAATAAGAGCCTAAATTCATGCAAATACAAAAAATATACAAAAATGAAGGGATTTTATTACTTGCCACATATTGGAAATGAAGTATCAAACAATGTTACGCTACAAAAGAATCTCATTATAAGCGGACCCAATGCTTCTGGAAAAACGACCATTTTAAAATCGTTATTGATAAACTCCTTGCTAAGCCAGCAATTCGGCTACGGCTGCTACAAGTCTGCCAAGGTAAAATGTTATGATAATTTCCATTCCTATTTAAACATACCTGATACCTCAGGTCGAGACAGTTTATTCCAAGCCGAGGCTAGAAGATGTAAGGAGATTTTGGACTGCATTTCTGCAAACCCTAAACATAATCATTTGTGTATCTTTGATGAAATCTACTCGGGTACGAACCCCAATGACGCCGTAATGTGTGCAAAAATTTACATCAATCAGATGAATGAACACAAAAAGAGGGTTGATTATTTGATTACGACGCATTATATCGAGCTATGCAACTTCTTTGAAAAAAATGATTTTGTTTATAATATGAAAATGAAAGTCAATGAAAAAGAGGATAATATTCAGTACGAATATAAGTTAGTTGAGGGAATATCTACGATAAACGGCGGAAAATATATATTGAAACAATTAGAGTCTGAGAAATAAATTACTTTTCGTTTAAACCTAAATAAAAAGAATATCCTATTTATGCATAATGAACTTCTCGTCTATTCTAGATATAAGCAGTTTTTTTATTGGGATGATAATTAATCTTATTTTGGTTTCACTCATGTGTTACTACTTCAAACGAAAGTATGAGATTTTGGAGATGGCTCAGACCGAGCAAGCCAAAATATTATACGAACTATTAAGAAGAGATACAAATACGAAAAAGAATACCTTTCTTGATACCTTAGAGACACATGGACAAAACAATGTCTGTCCCGTTGAACGTGTCGATTACACGCAAGACCCTCTTTTAAAACAAAATGTGATTGAGTCCGAGTCCGATTCCGATTCTGAATCAGATTCCGACTCTGATTCCGATTCTGTAAGCTTGAATGAGTTGACCTTGCCTCCAAACTCACCTGTCTCTCGGCCTTCGACGCCGGTTAAGACAGAGGTAGAGGTCGAAGTCGATGTCGAGTCCATTGACTTGTCTAAGCCGATGGAGTGGGTTCAGACGGTCGAGACAAAAGATAAGGAGGAGATAAAGGAAATTGTCATTGAGCTTGATACAGAAACAAACTACAGCAAAATGTCCATCAAACAGCTTAAGGATATTCTTACCTCTAAAGGTGTAAAACACAAGAATAATTTGAAAAAGGATGAATTAGTTGATTTAGTAAAAGAGGCTGGCGGAGAAGTAACAATATAAAATATAATTTAATAATATAATGTGGGCAACTGAATATAAAACAGATAACAATACAACCGACCTCTTTCCGGGTATACTAAGTGACGGTCGATTATTTACAAGCTATGTACCTGATGCAATGGAAAATAACAACATAAAAAGAGCAAACTATATAAAAACAAATAGTCAATACAGAGAATATTTAACAAAAAATGCGATATCGATTATGAGAACCAACTTTAAATCAATGACCTTAGAAAATGTCTCACCAGAGTTCGATAATAGAATACAACATGGTACACCTGTTTTATTTAAAGGAGTACATGATGAATCCACGCCATATGGTTTCGAATGCTCTTTCCCAAAGAATATTTATCTTTCTAGAGAACGTTTGGACGACCAAAAAAGACGCCCTATGAAGTCAACCTATGATTAAATGCTAGGGTTTATAATCAAAAGCTCATCGACCATAGATTCTGGATTCTTTGAATTAATTCTTCGTCTACACGAAATTGTCATGATAGAATAGTAAGGGAATGAATCTCTTACCATTTTAACATCCGAGTTACTCATTAAAATACTTATTCCTCTTTCATTCAATTCATTGCAAATTTTAAAGAGATGTAGGTGTTCATCTAGATTAAACCCGTCCTTGTTATAGCTTACAAAGGATGTTTTATTTAACGGAGCATAAGGTGGGTCAAGATAAACAAAATCTCCTTCCTGTACTTTGGTTATAGAATCTTTAAAATGGCTTACCGTAAAGACGACATTCTTGATTAGTTTAGACACATGTAGTATATGAGTTTCATCGATGATGGATGGATTTTTATTGTTTCCAAACGGCACGTTGAAACCTTTGGGTCCTTCACGATACAAACCACGAAAACAGGTCTTATTTATAAACAGTAACATGGCAGAGGCAAGAATCGTTGTCTTGTCTGTTTGATTGTATTGTTTACGTATCCAATAATAGTAGGATTCTTTGGACAAAGCTTCCTCCGCCGATTTAGGATTACGATTTTTTATATTTCCTGTACGTTGGTTATATTCGTCCTTTAATTGGTTCACTTCCTTTATAAATAGCTCTGGATAAGACTGTATGTTTTTGTATAAACTTATGAGGGCGGGATTTATATCGCTTGCATAGACAGTCCCTTCTATATTTAAGTTTTTTAAAGACAAGGCTGCCAACAAAACACTGCCACCTCCTAAAAAGGGCTCGTGGTAATTCTTTATTTGTCTCGGAAAGAGAGGCATGATTTCATTTATTAAATGCGTTTTTCCACCAGCCCATTTAATAAACGGTTTCGATTTTTCCATTATCTATCCTTTATAGATATTATTAAATCATTATCAATTTTATTAAGAGAAACGACATAAGAGAAACGATTATAATCTCATCAAATAATTACGGTACAAAATCTGTAACTCATCTATCTTTACCTCTCGCTTTTTTACGAGGACCTCTGCTGAATCCTTCATTAAAGGCTGAATGGTCATCAATAATGTTTTCGTTCTATCATAAGCCTGTGCAATAAGATTATCAATTTCTTTATCAATTAATTTACGATATTCTTCAGACCCTTGTGGATAAACAATCTTATCTCCCATACCATAGGTAACTACCATTTGCTCCGCAATCTTCTTGGTGTACTCAAGGTCTCGACTTGCACTCGTTGTCAAGCCGCCGATACAGAAGATTTCCTCTGCGATACGCCCGCCAAGTAGAACCATGAGTTCGCACATGAGTTCTTGCTTGGTAGTCACAACGCTTTGACTGGTTTCAAACAGAGTAAAGCCGAGACATTGGGGGGAAAAAAGATTAATACTTACCTTTACAACCTTTTTGTATTTTGTCAGAAGAGCAGTGAAGGCATGTCCCATTTCATGAATCGCAATTTGATAAAGTTGTGACTCTGTAATCTTCTTTTCAGATGGCTGAAATCCTGTGTGAATACGGTTTGCAATAAGCTCCAAGTCTTGTCTCGACATTTGCGTCCTATTTTCACGCAAGGCAAGAAGCATGGCCTCATTTAAAAGATTCTCAATCTGTGCACCCGAAAGACCTTGTGTCATGACAAGTAAATCATCCATTTGTACATCTTCCATCGGCTTTCCATTCAAATGAATCTTAAGAATTGCTTCTTGTGTAGCCTTGTCAGGATTTCCAATGTAGATTTTTTTATCAATCCTTCCAGGACGAGTCAGTGCATCGTCCAGCAAATCTACACGGTTGGTTGCACCAATAATAAAGATTCCCTTTGTACTTTTAAATCCATCAAGATTTACTAAAAGCTCATTTAGAGTGGAATCGTGCTCGGCATGGCTTGTCTGCTCTGTTCGACGCCTGCACACTGCATCAATCTCATCAATAAAAATAATGCATGGAATATTTTTAGAAGCAAGCTCAAATAATTCTCGCACTCTTGCTGCACCAACACCCACATACTTTTCTTGAAATTGTGCACCTGATACGGGAATAAATGCGACATTTATCTCTCCGCTAAATGCCTTTGCTAAAAGCGTCTTGCCGTTTCCGGGTGGACCCTCTAAAATAAGACCTTTGGGGGTACGTACATTGTATTGGCTGTATTTTTGATAATTAACTAAAAGGTCTGCACACTGCATCATCTCTTGTTTAATGATATCGTATCCGCCTACGCTTTTAAAGGAATGACCCGTGTCTTTTAGGACCTCAAAGTTCTCACTCTTTGTCTCGGAATTTGAATTAGACCCCCTTTCGTTATCTTCATCTTCATTTTCAAAGGTAA